TTTTAGGAGTTTTGATGGATTATAAACTAGAGAAAAGAATATGCTTATCAAAGAATTGTAACAAAACATTCAAGACCTTCCCCAACAGTCCGGCAATCTTTTGCCAAAAAGACTGTCAATATGTCAACGAGAACAAAAAGAAATCACACCAAGAAATAAAAGAGTTCCATGGAAAATTTGTAAGAACTGCACTTAAAAAAACCAAGGAGTAGGTTATGGCAAGAGGAACATCTGCACAGGCTTATAATTCAATTCTTCCAAGTCTGGGAGATAAACAAAAAGAAGTTCTGAGAGTAATTAGAAATCACAAAAGAGGGATCTCACTGTTTGAGCTACCCGATCAACTTGGTTGGCCGATCAATGCCATTTCTGGCAGAGTCACAGAGCTATCCCAAAAGGGTCTTATCAAGGCCGATGGGACAAAGGTCAATCCCCACACTGGAAGAAAAGCGACGATCTGGCGAATAGTTTAAGGGCTTAGTATTCAATTAAAGAAATGGACAACGGCTCTCTCGTTTTTGATGAGGGGAAAGAGCCGCCTCCACTAAGGTAAATAGATAAATCTGCCTTACTCTCGACAATAGTTTTGCGGGAGTATTTGAATATGGCAAGTCCAAAGAAGCCAACACTTGACGAAGTGCTGGCGTATGCGGAACCCAACATAAAGAATTTCATCTCAAAAGAGGCCAAGGGTCTGCCTTTTGAGCAAATTGAGGAAATTCTGCAGGAAGGGTTCGTCAGAATAATAAAGGCTTATGAAGGTCTTGATCCAAAGATGGGTTGGAAGGCTTTTGTATATAAACACGCCAGAGGTGCGGTTCTTGATTACTTAAAAGGTGGTCATGGATTTACTGAGGAAAGGTGGTCAATAGCAAAACCGGAAGAACATAATTCACGAAACGTCAGCAAGATCCGAAGTAGATTGGGCTTGGTGAACGAAAAAGGTGAGGATATGTCCGTCGATTTTGTCCTGGGGATGAACGGCGAGTTTGATGAGTTTGTGGACAAGCTCAAAATAAACTGGGATCTGGTATCTCGGTTGGCTAGTAATGACATCGGAGTGAATGTTTTTAGTAGATACATCCAGGGGTTTTCCATTGAGGAAATATCTCACCGACTAAGGCTCTCAAGAGCTCGAATCGGTCAAATTTTGGATGAATTTATATCTCGTTTTGATGATCCTAACTGGAATTGGAATCCACGATTTCAACAAATTTGCTTCGCTTTTGGGCTCTCTGAGCTTTTATGCTACCCACCCGATGACAATGGGAAAGGCTGGTCTTTTGTTCCAGTCAACATTTTCGACACGACACCACTCCCACCAGAGGAAGATCCACAACTAAGCTTTTTAGTTTTAATCGAGGATGGGGATGGCAAAGAAAAAGAGTAAGAAGAAAGCGACAAAAAAGAAAACCAAAAAATCTGTGAAGAAGCCACAGAAAAAGGTCCTTACTCAACTTCAAGAGAACTTCTTGAGGGAATACGTCGTTGTCCGTAATGCCACAGAAGCAGCCAAAAGAGCTGGCGTTCAAGGTAACAATCTCAAACAAAGAGGCCACCAGATTCTCCATGATCCATTGGTTCAAGAGAAACTAAAGACCTTTACCACAAGAAAATGGAACGAACGAATCGGAGCTTTTGATCGGATGTTGGATCGCCTTGAGTTCATAGCTTGTGATGATTTTGAAGAAGCTGACATCACCGATGTTGTTAAGTGGAGCAAAGATGATGTGATCTCAATGACTCTTTATGAAGACATCTCCCCACAGGCCAGGAGATCTATTAAATCGCTCAAACAGGTGATTTCTAAGAGTGGGGATATGGGAGTGGCCGTTGAAATGAAGGACACTGGTCAAGCTCTGGCGGCCATGAAAATGCTTGGAGATTATTTAGGACTCAAAGAATACATGAAAGAAATGAAAGCAAGGGAGAAGGAAGTACATGAGAAAGCTCAATCAGGCACTCGTGAAAGAACTGAATCAACTAGAATGGAGCGACTTCTTGATAATGCTAGACTCTACAAAGAGCGAGCAGGATCAAAAGGATCTGATAATTCATAGGTGCGCGGAGGATATTAGAGGCTTCGCGGTTCTCTTTTTCCCCCACTACTGCACAAGGAAGTTCAATGTTTTTCACGAAGATAGTTTTCAGAATTACAAATGGGCCGAGAAGGATGTGCGACGAGTTCGCGCTGCGCCTCGTGGAGCAGCAAAATCTACGCTCGCCTGTCTCATTAAGCCGATTCACGATGTCTGTTATGACCTGGAAAAGTTCATTGTCGTCATATCGGCAACAACTGCGCTGGCAAATAAAAAGCTCAAGAATGTTCGGCAGGAGATACAGTTCAATCCTTTTTTGGCTGATGTTTATGGAACTTTCTTTCCAATTAAAAAGCCAGGGGCACAAGAATTTGAAGCCCATTCAGACATCTCTTCAACATACTTTGTGGCGTTGGGAAAGGGGTCTGCAGTTCGAGGAATCAGTATCGGACAATATAGGCCAACTAAACTTGTATGCGATGACGTCGAGGACGCAAGAGAAGTTCTCAATGAAATGCTACGGCAGAAAGATAATGACTGGTTTTTTGAGGATGTTCTTAAAGCTGGTGACACTGGTACTAACGTGGATTTCGTCGGAACGGTACTTCACCCCGAATCTCTATTAAAGAAGCTCCTACAAAATCCTAGATATGATGTGATGCCAGTTTATCAATCCATTATGGAGTGGTCACAACATGAAGACCTTTGGGAGAAGTGGCGAGAGATCTACAGGGACATTGATCTCAAAGATCGAGCTGGAAAGGCAAACGCCTTCTATAAAGAAAATGAAGAGAAGATGGTCGGTGGCACTGTCGTCATGTGGCCTGAGAAAGAGTCCTATCTGGACCTTATGATTGAGATGGAAGAAATCGGCCGACGAGCTTTTATGAAAGAGAAGCAGAATGATCCGGTTGGCGCAAATGACACAATCTTCGAGAACTTTCATTGGTACAGAGAAGAACAAGACGGACTGCGGATCGAGAGCAATGGAGCTCTTATCCCATGGAAAAATCTTCTTTCAGTGGGGGCTATTGATCCCGCCACTGGTCAAAATGGTTCCAAAGTCCGAAAAGGTAAGCTGCCGGATTATACTTGTATTCCATTGGGCTACAAAGACCTCAAGAAGAGACTTTTTGTTCACCATGATTTTACAAAACGGGTGTCCCCGTCGAAGGCAATAGAGGAGATTTTTAATCTTTACGACAAATATGAGTTTGAGAAATTTGCTGTAGAGACCAACTTATTCAGAAACTTGCTGCTTCCTAACATCAGGGATGAGCAGAAGCGCAGGGAGAAGAAGACAGGTAGTAGTTTTAAAATATCGTTTTATGATGTGGTTCAAACGGAAAACAAACACGAGAGGATCTATAGAATGGAGCCTAAAGTGAATCATGGCTGGATATTATTCAATAGGGCATTGAGTGCTCCTTTTAAGAATATGTTTAGAGATTTTCCTTTTGCAGATCACGATGATGCACCGGATGCCGTCGAGATACTGTGGAACTTAATTCATAACCGATACAAACCATCAGCAATGAACGTCAATGTGATGAACAGGTAGATTCACGAAAGACCAGTGAGGAAAATTTATGTTTAATTGGGGTAATAAGAAAAAAGGTGGCTATTCACGCAGCCGATCTGGAGCAAGGCAGAGGAACAACCTTGGTATCATTGGGCTTCCTAATGACAAGAAAAAGCTGAAGTTCAGAGATGAAAAGCTGGAGCTCCTTGATTCCTATTATGAAAATACTCAATACGATCATTTAATGGATTGGGAACAAGATTGCTATGCTGACAACACTCACATTCCTATAAGAAAGCGATGTCCTAGAATTAAAATGCCTATTGCTAAGATGATGGCCTCAAGGCTTACATCTATGCTTATTGGTGGGGATGCTTTTCCTGATTTAAGAATTGACGATATGCCAGACGAGCAAGAGTTCATCAAGGCTGTGGTCAGAGAATCTCATATAAAATACAGAATCCTAGAGCCATTTAAAAGAATGATAAATTGTGGATCAGCTTTTGTTCGCTTCTACATATCTGGTGGAACAATGAAAATGGAGCACTTCAGCTCTAAATACTGTTACCCCACTTTTGATGAATCAGATCAACTTGAAAACGTGGTCATAAAATATGTCTTTGAAGATCCTGACGAGACAGACAATGACGGTAACTACCAAAAGAAGTGGTTTAAGATGGAGCTCACCAAAATGAGTGAAATCATTTATGACACTCCCAATTTCGATCCAGACTCTACAGATGAGCCTGAGTTCACCGTTGTTGAGCAAGTGGACCATGAACTTGGATTCGTCCAGGGAACTTGGTTCAGGACCTCTGAGGATCGTCATAGCATCGATGGTTATTCAATGATTGCTGACTGTTTGGATTTCATTGACGAGATGTGCTACTCGCTATCTCAATCCTCCACAGCGGTTCAATACAACCAAGATCCACAGCTTGCTTTCAACTCCATGGATGAAGATGAAATGGAGAAAGTAATAAGATCAGCAGCTAAATCTTGGAATCTTGGAAGAGAGGGAAAAGCCGAGTTCTTGGAATCCAACCTCTCTGGTGTTGAAAAAGCTATAGAGCTTCGAGACAAGTTCCGTCAGAACATTCAGGATGTAATGAGAATCCTATTGATGGACCCTGAGAAAATGGTGGGGAACGCTCAATCTGCTAAAGCTATGGAGGTTCTTCATGGCCCTATGGTGGATCTTGTTCGTGAGATTCGTGGGGTTATTGAACCACAACTCAAAGAGCTCTTAATCAAAATGGAAGTGGCAATCCTCAGAGCTAATGAACAGGGAATGGATATTCCTTTCGATATGCCCCCAGGTTGGCAGCCCGAAACAATAATATTCAGTATTAAGTGGAAACCAATATTTCCGGAGACAATAGAAGATCAACAAAAAAGAGTGAGTCTTGTCATAAGTGCAAAGACTGGCGGGTTCCTTTCTCGTGAAACTGCTCTTAAGAATGTTGCTGATATTTTCGGAGTGGAAGACATCGAACTCGAAATGAAGATGGTTGACGATGATCCAGTGACTAATCCATTCGGAGGATTTTAGTGGCTAAAAAGAAGGATGAAAATAAGCGCGTAATATTCCGACGGATCGGTGGTCGTGTCATCCCTATTACTGTGGGGGGAGCTGCTGCTGCCTCTGCCGCCAATACTACAAGAGTCTATAAAAAAGGGAACATCACTATTGATAAAAAGAAGTTCTCTTTTGCTCCTGTGACTAAGACCTTTGGATCTCGTTACAATTTAAGCGTAGCAGGAAAGAAAGCAGCCAATGCCACTGTGGCCGTTGCTAAAGACGGAGAGGCCACTTTCGGATGGCTTGGTGTAAAGAAGAAATTTCAAAAAAAGGGCTTGAGCAAAGTCCTTTCAAAAGAAGCCATTAGAGATTCACGCAGAAAAGGCGCGACTCATGTATTCAATCAAGTCATTCACCCAGGAAGTGCTCTCACTAACTATTCAAAAGGCAGAGATACTTTTTGGAGAATAAGTCAGAGAGCCAAAGCTGATGGTAGTGTGGACTTCTTTGAGACTACAAAAACCAAAGCCATGCAGAAGGTCAATAAGGCTCACAAATTTCATAAAGAACTTGGAGCTGAAATTGCTCAAGAAGCTAGAAGATCGTTGCCAAAGTACAAGAGTGGAAAGATCCGATTCTCTACGGCTCCAAAGTTTGCTCGACAAATCAATAAGAAGGTCAGTCGGGTTGCTGAACATCACATATTTAAGATGGCAAAGGCAGACTCTCCTATATGGAGAAACACTGATCTCAAGGGAATGAAGAAAATCACTAAGTATTCAAAACCTTTCAGAACAACAAGAAACAAAGTTCAATTAGCTGGTGGAATCGCTTTGGTTGCCGCCGGAGCTCTTTTTGGAGGAAGCAATGGCAAAAAGAAAAAATAATAATGGTGTAGTTTTCAGAAGAGTCCGAGGAAGGATTGTTCCCATTAAGTTGTCAAAAGCTCAAAGAGCTCGACTCAATGAGGGTGCTGCCGGAGCTGGAATAATGGCTGGTGGAGCTGCGGTTGGTATTGGTGCAGGAGCATCTATAACCAAAGCTGAAAGCTTCCTAAATCGAAAGTCTGCCAGAAATGTTAGAGCTTCAAAGCTTTTCAAATCATACAAAGCAAATCACAGACAGATGTCTCTCTTTGGTCATAGTAAAACTACAAAGGCCAATCTCCTTCTTAATAAATCGAGAAAGAAAGTCAGACTTGGTAAATCATTGGTTCCTCCTGTTAAGAAATTAGGCAAAGGTGCTGCAGCTTTCTTGGTTGGTTATGGAGCTTCCAAGGTGGTGAGAGCTACTCATGGAAACAAAAATGAGACTGTCGATGCGGTAGTGGGGGCTACTGTTGGTACTGCTGCCTATAATCCTAGAGGGACTTCAGAATTTCTTTACAAGGTGGGTGGCAATCCTAAGAAAACAGGTAAAGCCGCATGGAGAACAGCCAAAGCAATCATAAGGTTAAAAACTAAAATCAAACTATGAGCTTTTTCGAGAATAATAAAGTGGAGACTCTTGCACAGTCTCAAGCCGAGGAAGTGCAGGAGCTCAATAAACGAGAAGTAAAAAAGATGATGGTTCTATATAAGAGAGTCCGTCTTGAACTTATTGATCGTCTCAATTCAATGCCAAAGGGAACTTTCACAGCTCAGAGAATGAGATCGTCTTTAATTCAAATTGATGCTGCTTTGCTGGAAATGCAGAGAGTTCTCGGAAAAGGTATTCAAGAAAGCTCCATGATTCTTGGTGAGAGATCATCTGAGGATCTAATCAAAGAGCTCAACACTTTTGACAAAGAGTTCACTGGAGCTGTTACCCCACTCAATCTGGATTCAGCAGTGGTTGCCTCTAAGACTTCCAACTTCCTCTTTGAGAGACACCAGTCGAGTCTCACAGCTTACAGCAAAGCTTTAAGACAGGACTTTGCCATGGAGCTCTCAGAAGCTGTTTTAATTGGTAAATCTAATTATGAAGTAGTGGGAGAGTTGGCTCAAAAGTTTAAAGGTGAACAGTGGAAGCTGGAAAGAATAGCCAGAACAGAGCTCCACAATGTCTACAACATAGCAAAAATGGAAAATATGAAAGAGGTCAGGGATTCTGGAGATATGCCGGATCTGATGAAAACTCTCTTTCATCCAATGGATTTAAGAACTGCCAAAGATTCAAAGAAGCTTAATCGAGAGAATCCAAAGATTCCTATTGATAAGCCTTTTAAATTTAAGTGGGGAGATCAGGAGAGGGTATTTATGGCCCCACCAGATAGGCCAAACGATAGAGCTATCTTGCTTCCCTACCGCAAGGACTGGAAATAAATCGGCATGAGTCGATATGTAGAAACTAACAACTAACGGGAGGAGACTCGTATGTCAGGAACAAACGATGACGACAAAAATAAGAACGATGCTGGCGCTGGCGCTGGTGGCGAAGGTGGAGCTGCTGATAAAGGTGGTGAAGCTGGAGGAGATAAAGGTGGAGAACTTAATCCGAATCCAAACCCTAACCCTGGTGGCGACGGTGGAGAAGGAACTGAGTTTGATTATACCGATCCTGTAAAGGTCGAGAAAGAACTCAAAAAACTCCGCAAGGAAAATGCCTCCCGTAGAGTATCTGGCAAGGACGCTAACGAGAAGTTAGCTGCAATGGAAGAGACTCAAAGAAAGTTAAAGATCGCTTTGGGAATTGAAGAAGAAGAAGATCCAGCCGAACAAGTGGAAACTCTTAGATCTCAAAATGAAGCTTTACAAATGGAAATACAGCTCAACTCGATTGCGAGTGATTTGGAAATTCCTGCAAAGAATCAAAAATACTTTAAGTTTTTGATTCACGACAAACTGAGTGAAATGGAAGAAGGCGAGGAGCTTTCCGACGATGATCTTGAAAAAATCGCGCAGGAAGTAAAGGGAATGGGTGGCGCAGCTCCTGGTTCAACTGGTGTGAACAGTGGCGGTCAAGGTGGTGGCGGTAAAGCCCCAGCTAAAGGTGGAGATATGACTGTGGAACAGTTTGCTAAAATGTCTCTGACTGAAAAATCATCCCTCTACACAAAGAATCCAAAAGAGTATGAGCGATTATTTTCATCAGCAAAAGAAAAAGGATTAGTTTAACTAAGGAGAATTAAATGAGTGCAACTCAAGCAAGTGATGTGGCCTTCGTGCCAAAGGTGTGGTCCGACCATATTAATGCCTATTATGACAGAAAAATGGGATTAGGTTCGTTGGCCGTTATGGATAAAACTCTTCAATCAGAGCCAGGGGAAACTGCAAACTTTCCTTATTTCAAGACTATCGGTGCAGCTCAAGAGCCTGCAGAAGATGAAGGTCTGGAAGTCGAAGCTCTCCAAGACGATGCGTTCAGCGTAACCGTCAAAGAGATCGGGAAAGCTGTTGGTTGGAAAGACAAATCAAGACGCAAGTCTTCAGCGAACAAAAAGGGAATCAGACCTAATGGTATTCAAGAAGGTGAAGCTCAACGTCAAATCTCGCGTGTATTCGCTGAGAAAGTTGATGCTGATATTATTACAGAGATTAATAGTGTCGGAAATTACTCCGCTGGTTATGTGGCTACTTCTTCAACTCACACTTGTACTGTGCAGAAGATTTTACAGTCTAAGATTACCGCTTTCGGTGACAAGCAAAGTGATGCCTTGGCAATCGCAATGCACTCTCAGGATTTCTTATCCATGATGACGGACACTACTACTGGCTTTCTAAAAGCTGATGCTAATGATCCTTTTTATGGTCGTCCTGGTTTCGAGGGTCGTTTACTTGGAATGGCGTTGTTCACTTTGGACACTATGCCTTCGGTCACTATTGATTCGACTGCAGCCCATTACCATTTCATATTCAAAGCCAACCCTTTTGGGATTTATATGGCTGAAGATATGGACCCAGAAATGGATCGTGACATTCTCCATCGTGAGACAATCTTGGCAGCCACTATGTGGTACGGAGTGCTTGCACTTCATGGCAAGGTAGCAACCGATGATAAGAGAATTGCTCGTGGAGCTTTCTGCGTATCAGCTTAATTTGAGTGGGGGCTCACAAGCTCCCTCTCTTCGCTTTTTTGTTTAATATTTAGATAGGAGATTTTATGTCTTTAAGTAATGAAAGCAATCCGCAGGTTGCTGTAATCCCTTTAGGTTCTCTGGCAACAGATGACGTTCAGGTTCCTGCAATTCACTTCCGAAAGGCAGTGAAAATTTTAAGTGTGAAGCTTGTCAATGGTGCTGCCATTACTGCTTCTGATACTAACTTTGTTCAAGTTGGCCTTCAGCACGTTGGCGGCAACGTCATAGCTGAGATTGACACTCGTGCAGCCCATGAAAATGCGCTTGTTAAGAATGTTGGTAAGGCTTTAAACGTGAGCGCGGTTGAGGATGATGTTGCTGCTGGGTCTAACCTAGAAGTGGATTATCAAGAAGGTGGAACTATTGCCCTTACGAGCGCAGTTCTATTAATCGAATACTTTAACAAGTAATCCAAAGCGGGGTTAATTCCCCGCTTTTTAAAATGGGAGGTTCCTATGGGAGCAACAATGTCGAGAAGACGAATGAAAGATAAGAAGAATAAAAAAGCAAAGACTATGAAAAAAGTCGCTGCTGAAGTAACAAAACCAACGACTATGAAAAAAGTCGCTGCTGAAGTAACAAAACCAACGAAGAAGAAGACCAGTAAAAAGGCTCCTGCTTCAAAGAAGAAAACAACCAAGAAGGCTGCTACTTCTAAAAAGAAAACCACTAAGAAAGTCAGTGGGGTTCCTCCGAAAGAAGAAACCAAAACGACTGAGTACAAATAAGCCTTAAGGGGGAATGATGGCTTTTTCTGAAACAGAAAAGGTGAAGATCCTAAGATATATAGGATGGCCGCCAACAACAATAGTTAGCACTTCCCTTGATTATTCCAAGATTGTATCTGATCGCCTTACAAACGCCAGCACTCCCACACAGGGAATCGTGAGAGAACTGTTGGACCGAATTGAGAACCTTGACGAGAAACTCGACAAGGCTATCTGCAGGGCGGGTGTGAAGCAAATTGATGACATCACTTTAAGAGATAATGAGATCGACATTCTCAGGAAGGAACGTCGAAAGATTTTCCGAGAAATCGCTCTGCTTGTTAATATTAAAATGATGGGTAGTGGAATGATGGGAGCTGTCTGCGTATGAGTGGAATAGTTGATGATCTAAAAGGTTGCTCTGACGATATTCTTGGAATCCGAGATGACATTGGTGCAGCTAAACAGAAGGTCTTTTTTGTAGAACGTCGTTGGTCTGGCACAGAGCTGGGTGATGGATCTTATCAAGACAAGCCAAAGGATCGGATGCTTCCTTCCCCACGAGTCGTGGAGTTCAAACATCAGCTTGGCATCAGAGAGGGTGGAGCCGTTAAGCAAGGGGATATTCTCTTGAAGATGGTTTCTAAAAACATATATCCAGACAAAGCCGATCTGGAGTTTGCTGGATTAGATAAGAACGTCGAAAAGTTTTATGAGATTGGTGAACGATTGTACCGACCTATTGCGATTACTGAGAAGCATCTCACTTGGTCGATTCTTTGTCGTCCAGTATCAGGACAGAGGTAATAATGAAAAAGAAAATGAAACCCAAAGCTGGATCAAAGGGAGCAGTAAAATTCATCAGGAAGAATGGTCGAATCATTCCAATCACTGTTAAATCCAGTAAGAACTCAACCGCTATTAAAAAAGGTAAATCCATCAAGATCGAAAAGAATAGTGATATTGATAAGGCCGATAAAAACTATAAAAGCAAAAGAGGAAAAGCTACCGCAGCCGGTGGAGCAGTAGCTGGTGGGGCCGCACTAAGACACGTTAGTCATGGAACTAAGGGAACTCTCAAGAAATCGAAAGCTGGAAAGAGACTCAAATACTTAGGGAAGATGGCTAAAACATCAAGAGGAAAAAGTGGACTAATATTCGCCGGAGCCGCTGCTGTTGGTGGAGCTGCTCTTGGAAGAATGTTTGGATCTCAATATGCCAAAGCTTCTGAAGGAGCAAAACTAGAAAAGAAATATGGGAAAAAACCAACCATAGCCATAATAAAAAAAGCATCAAAAGCAAATAAAACAGGATTCTAAGGGGGAACTATGAATAAAAAAGTAGGTGGAAAAAAGGCGTTGAACAACTTGGAAATAGTTAGTCATCCACAAAACAACAATGCTGGAAGTGCCAGAAATGGAAAGGCTCGTCCTTGTAATCCAGGCCACAAGCCAAAGGATTCAACGGCGGCGGTCCCTGGTAAATAATGAGTACAAAGACGGTTCGACTTGAAGACTTTGCCAAAACCCTAGAGGTGGATGGAAAGCAGAGACAGGAAGATTTCAGGAAAGCGGTTGTTCGTGGAACTATGAGATCCATTCCTCAACTTGTGGAGAAATCCCCTGTCGATACCGGATTATATGCTGCCTCGTGGAGATTCGAGGAAAAAGAGTGGGGAGCTATTATTGGAAACTTTGCTCCCCATGCTGCAATCATAGAGGACGGAGCTCGGCCATTCACGCCACCAATGGGACCTCTACTTGCCTGGGCGAAAAGGGTTTTAAAAGATCCTAGCACACCACCTAACTACTCAAGTGCAGTCTGGGGTCTTGCCAAAGGAACTCAGTTAAAAATTCAAAAGTATGGGATGAAACCAAAGCACATTCTGCAGAATCACATCCCAGAGATTTTGGAGAACATTAAAATGGAATACGAGAGGCTTGTAAAATGAGCGATGAAAGAGCTGTGAACGCAGTACAGAAAGCCATTATTAAGCATCTGGAGGATGAGTTTCCAGGTATTGAATCCGTTATTGATGGTTTTCCGAATCCTAATGAAGAACTAGAATATCCAGCCGCATCTGTAATGATGAAAGATCCGATCATGGATCTGGCGATTAATGAATACACCATATCAAAATCCTCGGTCACAGCACCAACAACAG